TTGAGTCACAAACCGATGACTCAGTATCAGTAATGACATTGATAGAAATTAAAGGCTAAGACTAATGCTCGGTCATAGTTCTATATCCGCTACACCAATAGCTACATCATTTTTTAATCCTAACGTTTCAATCAACGTAACAGGTAACCCATTAACGGTAGCTGTAGGGGCGGCTTCAACACTAGCAGGTGCTCTTGTTAATGTAACAGGAAACCCACTAACAACAGCCACAGGAAATGTAGTAATCAACGCTGCAGCAAATGTAACTGTTGCAGGAAGTGGTCTGACTTTAGCTGCAGGAAGTGTAGTAATTAATGCAGCAGCTAATGTAAACGTAACTGGAAACCAATTGACGTTAAACACAGGAAGTGTTACACTGATTGGTAAAGCAAATGTAACGCCTGATGCGACACCTTTAACTATAACTGTTAAGGATGCTACGGCAATAACATGGAGTGAAATAGATCCAAACACAAATAGTGTTTGGGTAGAAATAGACCCGATTTAATATGGCATCAACATTTTCAACAAATTCAAAATTAGAGATTATCACAACCGGTGAAAAGGCTGGTCTTTGGGGTAATATAACAAACACTAATTTACAAATATTAGAGCAGTTATCTACAGGTTATTTGTCTTTAGATGTAGCTTCTTCAGACCAGGCATTGGCATTAGATAGCGGTGCGACTTCTAATGGTAAAAATTTTTACTTTAAACTTACTGGAACATTAGCCGCTAACAGAACTGTAACTATTCCAAACAGTGCAGAAAGAATTATGATATTTGAAGACGCTACTACAAGAGAAAGTTCTGGAAGCACTAAAACTTTAACCATTAAAACTGTATCGGGGACCGGGGTTACTGTTCCTGCAGGTGCACACTTATTGGTGTATTCAGATGCAACAAACGTAAACCTTGGTTTATTAAATAAAGGATACATTACAATCAACTCGTCAACTGCTACTGCTCATACAGCGGTTGCAGGAGAACAGATTTTTGCAGTAACAAACACAAACCCTATAACAATTACTTTGCCAGCGGCAGCGGCTACAGGTGATGAAGTTACTATATTAGATGGTGGTAACTTTTTTGCATCAAACAATCTTACAATAAATAGAAATAGTCACAAAATAAACGCGGGAACTTCTAACCTAGTTTTAAATGTTAATGGTCAAGCAGCAACTCTTGTTTATGCTAATGTAACTGTTGGCTGGGTATTGAAGTCAACTAATCAGTAGGAGTAGTATTATGGCTCTTATTGAGTTTCCTTTCGCTCCCGGAATAGATAAACAAGACACCACTGTTGGAGCAGAGAACAGATGGGTGGACTCCGACAACGTAAGATTTAGATATGGACTACCTGAGAAAGTGGGTGGTTGGTCATCTTTAATTTCAGAGTCAATAGTAGGTGTTGTTAGAAAACAACACTCTTTCGTAGATCTAGATGGTAACCGATACGTGGCTCTTGGAACAGATAAATTTCTACTTGTTTATTTTGAAGGACAACTTCATGATGTTACGCCTATAAAGTCTACAATAGGTTCTGTTGCTATATCTTGTTTAGATGCAACTTTTGAAGTCAGTCTTACTTTTACATCAGACCATAATTTAGAATCTGGAGATATAATATTATTAGATAATGTAACTGTACCAACAGGAGTCGGTTTAACTAACGCTGCATTTGAAGATAAATTATTTCAAGTTACAAGAGTTACATCTTCAAAGATTGCAATTGTAACAGGGACACAACAAACATCGAGTTCAGGTTCGGGTGGATCTTGTAGTGTTATACCTTATGAGAAAGTTGGTCCTGCTGCACAATCTTATGGCTATGGTTTTGGTATTGGTAATTATGGTGGAACAGTATCAGGTGTTACCACAACGACTTTGAACGGAGCTTTACTTGCTGATACTGCTGGTACGGGGGGATCTGGTACAGCGATAACTTTGACATCGACATCTGGTTTTCCAACTGCTGGAACAATTGCTGTTGGTAATGAGTTAATTACATATACAGGAATAAGCTCAAACGATTTAACTGGTATTACCAGAGGTACAAATGGAACAGCAACATTTGGTACATCAAATGGACAAGCACATAGTGATGGAAGCACTGTAACAAATGCTACAAACTTTTCTGGATTTGGAAGTGCAGTAAATGCATCAACCGTAGTTCTAGAACCTGGTCTTTGGAGTCTTGATAATTTTGGTCAGGTATTGATTGCAACGATTGCAAACGGTAAAACATTTACATGGAATGCAGGAGCTGCAACACCGCTAGCTACAAGAGCGTCTACAACAACATCTGGTTTTGAAACAGGAAGTAATCCAACTGCATCAAGAGTAACTTTAATATCACCAACTACACGTCACTTAATACACTTTGGAACAGAAACAACTATTGGAACAGCATCTACACAAGATGATATGTTTATAAGATTTTCTGATCAAGAGAACATAAATACGTATGCTCCTTCTGCAACAAACTCAGCAGGAACACAAAGACTACAAGATGGAACCAAAATAGTAGGAGCCTTAAAAGCAAAAGAAGTTATTTTAATATGGACTGATAATGCTTTGTATACTATGAAATTTATAGGTGCTCCATTCACATTTAGCTTTGAACAAGTAGGTACAAACTGTGGATTGATAGGCAAAAATGCTGTCGTTGAAATAGATGGTGCTGCTTTTTGGTTATCACCAAATGGTTTCTTTTTATTTGATGGTACAGTCAAATCATTGCCATGTTCTGTAGAAGATTTTGTATTTAATAATTTTGATACCACAAAAGGACAACAAGTTGCTGCAGGATTAAATAATTTATTTACAGAAGTTATCTGGTACTATCCATCATCAACAGCTACTTTTAATGATAAGTACGTTGTATTTAATTATGGTGAATCTGCACTAACTAAAGTACCTGGTGGTGTTTGGTATACAGGAACGGAAGCAAGAACAAGCTGGATGGATGCAACCATATATCCAACTCCGTACGCTACTAAATATGACAGCAATGGTTTTGGAACTTTTCCAGAAGTAATAGGTGAAAATGGATTAGGACAGACAAAATATTTTGAACACGAAACAGGAACTGATCAAGTTAACGAAGATGGTTCGACTACAACAGTAACATCATTTATTAAGTCTTTTGATTTTGACATGCAGCAGAGATCTTTTAAAGGACCGTCTTTAGCTGGTGAAGTATTTCTTGCTGTTAGAAGATTCATACCTGATTTTAAAGATCTACAAGGTAACTCAAAAGTAAGTCTAGCTGTTAAAAGATATCCACAACAATCCGATAGCACGACAACACTGAGTCCTTTCACAGTAGACTCTACAACAGATAAAAAAGATACCAGAGCTAGGGGACGTTTTGTAAATGTTAAAATAGAAAACGATGCCGCTAGTGAAAAATGGAGATTTGGAACATTAAGACTGGACATACAACCGGATGGTAGAAGATAATGGCTAAAATAAATATAAGAATACCAGAACCAAAAGAAGAGTATGATGTTTCTAACCAAAAACAAATTAACAGGGCTTTGACAATAATGAAAGATCAATTGAATTCTACATTTTTGAATGAAGTAAAACAGGAGCAAGAAAGATTTTCTTGGTTTATAGGTGGCTAATATATATAAAAATGCAAAGGTAGATTTAACTACCACAGACAATACTACGATATACACAGCACCGTCTGATTCTAGAGCTATAGTTAAAAGTATTATAGTATCCGAGGATGCTGGATCGGGGACCACGGTAACTTTGACTATAACAAATGCTGCTTCAGCAGTATTTAACCTGTTTAAAGACAAAGCAATAGCCTCAAAAGCAACAACTGAGCTGTTAACTCACCCTTTAATTTTAGAAGAAAATGAGGTATTAAAGGCACAAGCAGCAGATGCAAATGAATTACACGTTATTGCATCAATATTGGAGATTAATAGAGATTAATGCCTTTTATAGAAACAGAAGCTAAAAAAGAAATGAAGATTATAAATGGTAAACCAACTATGGTTCTTACACCAGAATGTGAGGTTACTTTAAAAAATTTAAAAACTGGTCAGGAATACATGTCAGATGCAGAAGCAGATGCAGATGTAGATAATCCAGAAACAGATACTAAAAGAAAAGATATCTCCAGAAGTGTAAAACTAACCGTGGAGTCTTTACCCCTTGGAGGTGATTCAAAAATATAATCATGTCAATATTTTCAGCACCAGCACCTAGTTTTTACGGAGCAGAGGATCAAGCTATTTATAATAGAGGGTTTAGTTTCATACCAGAAAAGATGTATCGTGGAGATTTTGTTGAACCAATTTTTCCTACTGCACCCACAACAACTACAAGTGGGGTAACAACTGTTCCTAGAACAACTGCTTTAGATATCGGTAGAAGTAGGGATGACAATAACCCATTTAATCCAAACATGGATCAGATAAGAACAGATTTTAATCCTAGACCATTTAATTTAGCAATGAGAAACACTGAAGAATTTGGATCAACTGTGGGTCCAAATCCAGATTTATTTTTTGCACCACAATCTAAGATAGGAGGCATAATAGATTTAATACCTGGTATTGGAGGTATCAAAAGAGCTGCAAATATTATAGGCAATATGTTACCTATAAATCAAAGGGCTATACTTGAGAACGAAGCAAGAGGTGCAGGTATATTTACAGATGATATCGGTAGAATTGTAGGAGATCCAAACACTGCTCAAGGTATTATGGCAGGATACAATTTAAATAAAATTACAAGAGATACTTTTAATAAAAGAAGATCAACAATTCAAAAAGCAATTGATAAAAAATTAGCAAGAGGTGAGGATATTAGTGGTTTACAGGAAAAACTAGGATTATTAGATGAGTCCGAAGAAGACATGTTTGGTTCTGTATCAACACCTGATTTTATAGGTCCTTTTACTCAAGGTGGTATTTTTGGTAGAAAAGCAATCATAACAAAAATGAGAAAAGATCAAAAAGAAGCAGAAGAAGAAAAAGCTAGATTAGAAAAAGAAGCTAAATTAAAAGAAGAAATAAGACTAGCCAATTTAAAAGCGGCTCAAGATGCTGCAAAAAAACGAGCAGATGAAGCAAAAGCAAAACAATTAGCTGATGCAGCAGAGAGAGCCAGACTTGAAAACTTAAGTAGATATAAAGACCGAGGTGGTTTTGATATAGCAGGAGCTACTCAAGCGTCTATACGTGCATCAAGAGAAGATAGATCTGGAAGAGGACAAAGAGGTGGATTTACAAATCCCGGCAGAGGAAGTTATGGACCTTTTATGGCTGACGGTGGTCGAGTCTATTATATGGATGGAGGACTAGCAGACCTAGTCGATATATATGATTGATTATAACAATAAAACCAGATACAAAGAGAATTTAGGCTAAAATATGACAATATCTAGAATGCAGATGGAAAGACAACTTAGAGCCGGTGGTGGAATCATGACACTGGATGAACCTAGACAAGGGTTTTTTCTAGGTAAAATTGTAAAGAAAGCTAAACGTGCTGTTAAAAAGGTAGTTAAATCACCTGTAGGTAAACTTGCTTTATTAGGTGGTCTAGGTGCATATGCAGGAGGATTAGGTCCTTTTGCTAAATTAAGAGGTGCAGGTTTTGCAAAAGGTCTAGGTGGCGGTTTATCAAGTTTGTTTGGAACAGGTGGTAAACTTAGTACTATAGGAGATATTTTTAGAGTTGGTGGTAAAGCAGGCGCGGATTTTAGTGCACTAAGATTATTAGGTGGTGGACTTGGGGCTGCTGCAATTGCTGCACCGTTTTTAATGGGTGGTGACGACGAAGAAGATATAGAACCAGAAACACCATTCACAGAAACACCTGCTAGTATTTCTAACATAGTAGAACAAGCTAGAAATCAAGACCCAACTTTAAGGTTTTTACCTAAACCAAAATTTGTAGATAATTTTTATTATGCAAATGGTGGACTAGCTGGCCTAAGACCGGGCTACAGAATAGGTGGAGGTGTGTTACAAAGAGCAGGTCAGATGATAAAGTCTGGAGTAGGAAAAATTAAATCATTATTTGATGATGCTGACATAAATGTAAGCGTTAGAGATGAAGATGTTATGACAGATTTTGGACCACAAGCACAAGCTGTTGGTCAAGATGTTTTTATTACACCTAAATCAAGAAAGGCCGTAAAAGTCATGGATGATCTAATTGAAGAAGGCTATGACATTACCAAAGCTGAAGATGGTAGTTACTCTATCAATGCTTTAGATGAAGGGGCTTTAGATATAGTTACTCAAAGACTACGAATAGGCAGTAAGGGTGCAGATGATTTTATAGCAAGTCAAGATTATTTTACTGGTGGAGAAACTGGTATGATGGATTCAGAATCAAAAATGATTTATGATGCGTTAAGAAACAGAAAAGCAGAAGGTGGTCTAATGGATCTAGGTGGACTTGAAAAAGATTATAGAACTGGTGGCTTTGTAGAACTGGGAGCAGAAGAAAGAGCCGACGATGTACCAGCGAGATTAAGTAAAAATGAATTTGTATTTACAGCAGATGCTGTAAGAAATGCAGGGTAGATTAGCATAATGTCATTACCAGATTATTTAAAAGATACCGCTAAAGATTTTGCCAAACAGTTAACGGCATCCACATCGGTACCTATAAAAACAAGTGCATTCACAGGTAGACAGTTTGTTGCCGGTGAGGATCCACTACAAACACAAGCAATTAATATAGCAAGAGCAGGGGTTGGATCTTTTCAACCTTTTTTAAGAGGTGCACAACAAGCTGTACAACAACAGGCAGGATTAACTGGACCAACCGCATTCAGACAGTTCATGTCACCATTTCAACAGGATGTTATTGATACAACATTAGCAGACTTTGATAGACAATCAGCACTCGGAAGACAAAATATTAGAGATCAAGCAGTAACAGCAGGAGCATTTGGTGGTGGTAGAGAAGGTGTTGCATTGGGTGAGTTTGAAGCCGGTAACTTAAGAAACAGAGCTAGCTTACTTGCACAATTACAACAACAAGGATTTACACAAGCACAAAATTTAGCACAACAAGCATTTGCTAACCAGGGTAATTTAGCTGCACAACAGATGGGACTATCTAATTTCCAAAGAGGATCTATGGGTCAAGACGTTGCTGCACTAGGAAACCTTGGTGCATTCAGACAAGGATTAACACAATCACAATTAGCAGCTGATCAAGCGGCAGCTAGAACAGCAGCATTTGAACCACAACAAAGATTACAACAATACGGAGCTGGTTTAAGTGGATTATCAGGATTTGGTGGAGTCGCTCCACAACTACCGATGGGTGGTGCAAGTCCTCTCGCTTCAGCGTTAAGCACAGCTACAGGTCTTGCTGGTATCTTTGGTAAACTATACGGAAACTAATGAAGCCATTAAAAAGACCAATGTTTAGATCAGGTGGTCCTATTAAAGAAGGGATCATGGACGGTATGCAGGACAGACCAGGCTATTTTGTTGGAGGATTAATTCCATTAGGTGCAGCCGCTTTAAGAGTATTACCAGCAGCTGTTAGAGGATTTAAAGCAGTAAGAACTTACAAACCTTTGTCAGAAAAATTAGGCACTTTTGGAAGACTTAAAGATATATTTTCACCTAAACCAGGTGTAGGTCTTCAAAGTGGTAAAGCAGGCCCACAAACTCTTGCGGGAGAGGGTTTAGGTTTTAGAATCGGGTCGTTTGCAAGACAAAACCCTATTACAGCACTATCAACACCAAGTCTAGCGACTAGCGCAGTCACAGGTGTAGGACCTGTTGCATTAGAAGCAGCTAAATCAGGTGGTAAAGCACTAGCAAACTTTTTAGTGCCCGGTGAAAGATTTGATCCATTTAAAGAAGGTGGTGATGAAAAAACTACAGAAACAGATACTACAGGTTTAAAAAAAGTAGATTCTTTTGACGAAGTAAAAAAAGGTGGAGAATCTGTATCAGATGATAAAAAAGAACAGTTAACTGCGGACAGAATAGAAGAAAATAGAAAAAGATACTACAAACTTATGGGCATCGATAAAATGCAAAAAGGTGCTGCATATGACTCTCTTATTGATGCTAGTAGAATTATTCAAGAAGAAGGTGGTGATTTAAGAGGTGCTATTAAATCAGGTAGTTTACAATCACAAATTATAAATGCAATATCTAAAAATTTAGATTCATCAGCTAATTTAAAACGTCAGATTGATGCTGCAATACTTAAAGGTGAAATTGAAAAAGATATTAAATCTGCAGACACTATGGACAAAAGACTAAAAGAAGCACAAATAAAAAGATTAGAGAGAGATGAAAAACAAAATACTACAGCAGCTAAAATAGCAGCTGTTCAAGTAGACAAAGGCGCTGTAACGGGAGCAGATACAGCAGCTATATTAAGAGCTGATGGCATAGACTACACTGGCATATTACCTGATGATGAGTTTTTAAAATTCAAAAAGAAAAATAAAGGTAAAGATGAAAGAGATTTCCTAATAGAAAATTATGGTGCGTTAGATGACGGTAAATATATCGTTGGTGGTAGACTTGTAGAAAAAAGAGGCAATAACGTAGCATTTGCAGTTTAGGAGACTAGATGGCTACATTAGAAGAATTACTTAATTCCAATGAAAATAATAAAGTAGGCACAATAGAATCTGTGCTAGCAGGTATTGGTTCTGGTCTTATATCAATACCAAAAGGCTTCTTTTCACTTGGTGCAACACTCATGGATCTTGGAGTTGATGAGGGTAGAGCTGCAAGAGTAGAACAATTTTTTGATGACCTTACAACACTAGATGAAAAAGCAGAGGCAACAACAGCTGGACAAATAACAGAAGCGTTAGTTAACATTGGTTTACCAGGCGCTGCAGGTTTTAAATTAGGATCAAGACTAGCAGCAGATGCTATGCGTGCATCTAGAAATGCAAAATATTTTAAACCATCAAAAAATGTTACAAAACTAGCAGACGAAGTTTTACAATTAAATTTAAAAGGTAAAACAAATAAATTTATTGGTGGGGCTATCGGTGGTGGTATTGCAGAAGCCACGTTTGTTGGTGACGTAGAACAGATAGGTACGTTTGGAGATTTAATAGGTGGACCAACAGAGATAGATAGAGCAACAGAGGGTGATCCGGTAAAAGATTTAATTAACAGAGTTAAGTTTGGTACTGAAGGAGC